GGGAGGTGAGGATATATGAAGGTAATCACAACAAACCTTCTGAATCGGTTTTATAAAAATGGTGTGAAACCAATTAAAGACGCATTAGCACAAAAATTGGATACATCGAAGGTGATAAGCAACCTGACTACTACAGTTGCAGGGTATGCACTAGATGCAAGGCAGGGGAAGGCGTTGGACGAGAAAATTAGTGAGCTAAAGAGCAAAACAAATTTTGAAATGGTTAAATTTACAAATGGATACATAAAGAAATATGAAAATGGTTTTTTTGAATCATTTGGGAAGGTAACTATTAAGAATCAAGACTTTTCATTCGTTCAGATTGGAACAACAGGATTATATCACGCAAAATATACGAATTTAGCATTTGGAATAACAGCAACAGAAGTGTTAAATATCCAAACAAGTGCGATGAATAACGGTATAGTTTGGGCGGCGCGCCCATCCGTAAGTGTGAGTAAACAGGCTATCGATGGCTATATTGTTCAACTTGGATCAGATAAGCAAAAGACTACATGCATTGATGTATACGTAGCAGGTAAGTGGAAGTAGAAATAAAATGGAAAAGGAGACTAAAACAATATGGATAAAATGATTTTAACAGACAAAACAGAGATTACAATTAAAGAAGGAGCAAGCCTTAATGCTATTACGGCTGTCGTAGAGCAATTTAAAGATTTAGACCCGATTGCATCTGCTATTTTAAAAGAGGGAAATCTGGATGCAGTACAATTTAAGTCAGAGGAAAATATAACTGGAAATTACACCGACATGAGATTAGAATATCCATTATTTCAGGTTAATGTTGTGAATGAAAAAGTGGAGGCAACATTCGCAATCCGTGAAAAAACAGAGGAAGAAAAGAGACTAGATGCCCTTGAGAAAGTACAAAGCGTACAGGATGGAGCAATTATGGAGATGGCAGGGATGATAGGAGGTGAAGCATAATGGTGTTGTTTTATGTTATGAAAATAAAAGATGGAACGATCACAATTGAGGATGTACCAAAAAGATGGAAAGAGGCAGTGCAAAAGATGATAGGTCAATAATGGAGTTGAATGGCATGGAGATCAGAGCAGGACCATAATGGTCTTTTTATTTTGCAATAAATATTTGGAGGGAAATATGAATGAAACAGAAGTAGAAGTAACTCTTGCGGATCATAGGAATGAAATCGGGTCTTTAAAACATCGGATGAATGATGTGGAAAAGATTGTGGATTCGGTACACCAACTCGCAAATGAGATGGTTGGTCTTACGAAAGAGATGCATCACACAAACAAAGCAATCGAAAGATTGAATGAAGACGTAGCAGAATTAAAAAGAAAGCCGGCACAGCGTTGGGAATTGGTAATTACGACAATTATCTCGGCGTTAGCTGGCTATTTAATTTCAATGATTTTTTAGGAGGAAATGAAAAATGACAAGAAAGATTAACTGGGAAGTACGATTAAAAAACAAGCTGTTTTGGCTTGCAATTATTCCGGCGGTACTGCTATTAGTACAAGCAGTAGCAGCAGTATTTGGGTACACATTAGATTTAAACGAACTTGGGAATAGGTTGATTGTGGTTGTAAATGCAGTATTTACAGTGCTTGTAATCTTAGGTGTTGTAACTGATCATACAACAAGAGGGATGAAAGACAGCACACAGGCACTTACATATACAGAACCTAAATAATTCAAGTATAAAGCGATAAAAATTTGAATTTTGCAAAAGGAAATCATCAATATGTAAAGAAAATGTGTTTATTTCCATCTTTTAGTTGAAAAATGAGGTATGTATTTGTTATAATATAAGAAAAATAATAACAACATTTATTCAAAAGAAGGGAGTGGGATTGTCATGGCAACAAAAAGTATCTTAAAGACAATCAATATAAGAGATAATAAAACTGCCCGCGATTTCATAGAAGCATTTGAAAAATCGAAAAATGCCCCGAAAGAAGATGTGGAATATACGAGAAAATGTACAGAAATTACAGGAGATAAAATCAAAGAGTTCTTTGATATGTAGAAAGATGTCAGAGTTTAAGCAGTTTAATTTGAGTAGTATACTGGAACAATTGGGAGAGGAGAGAACAAAAAAGATACTCTCCTCTTTTGTTTGTCCTTTAAATGAAGATGTACAAGATTTTTGCAGAACAAAAGCGATTGAATTTTCTAAGAGAGGATTTGCTCAAACTTATCTGATATATTGGCAAGAAGGAGCTGAAAAAGAGTTTATAGGATATTACACAATAGCCATGAAGCATTTTTCGGTAAATAAAAAACAGTTGAGTAATAAATTATTTTCAAGAGTGAGACAACACGGTACATATGACGTTTCAACAGGAGAGTATATTATATCAGCGCCACTTATTGCACAGCTCGGAAAGAATTTTGATAAGGGAAATGATACTTTAATTTCAGGCAGTGAGATTCTTCAAATGTCGATTGATCGGATACGAAATATACAGCGTGAAATTGGCGGAAAATTTTTTTACTTGGAATGTGAAGAGAAAGAAAAGTTGATACAATTTTATGAAAAGAATAATTTCGTACCATTTGGGAAAAGAAAACTAGATAAAGATGAAACAAATTTGGAAGGGACATATCTAATGCAATTGTTACAGTATCGGGAAAATAATTTTTGAGAGCTTTGGGATGGGCTCTCTTTTTTTGGACGGAAAGAAAGGGTATTTTATTATGGGACATATAACGTACACGCTGGGCATTGTCCACAGGGAAAAGGAGCAAGTGGTAGCGGTAGGAATCTTACAGGAATCTGTGGAAGATAGAATCGTAAAAACGAAGTAATCCGTCTGTTAAGAGCAGAGGGGGAATACAGTCTACGACTGCACCTGCGACGAAATACAACAAAAACTGGTTGTTTAATAAAATTATTGCGAAATGCAATGCTCATAGCGTAGATGGAGATTATTCCATCCATCTTAATTCCGGCAGGAATGATTACCACGGCGATACAAAAACGGGAGGCGTCGAAGTTATTATATACGATACTGGAATGAGAGAAATTGCGGAACGAATTGCCAAAAGCATTGCAGAAGAATTTGGATATACTCTACGAAGTGACAGCACATCACCGTGTCCAGGTGTAAAAATAGACAAAGGGTTGAGAGTGCTTAACAGTACAAAAGCACCTGCAGCACTAATAGAATGCTGCTTTGTTGATGATGCAGACGACGCAAAAGTGTGGGATGCGAAGAGATGTGCAAAGGCAATTGTGAGAGGTATTTTAAACAAAAATATGAGTACAGAAAGATATATGTTACACACTTTTGGAAAAGATAATAAAGGTCGTGTGAGAACAAAAGCATATGATAATCAACAAAAGTGCTATTGTAAAAGCGGCTGGTATAATATAAATGGTAAATATTATTTTGTTGGAAGTGATGAATATTTGCTGATGGGCTGGCAAGAAAATGTAGATGGAAGAAAGAAAGTATACTTTATTGGACCAGATTGGCATCTGCACGCTGGCTGGCTGTCATTTGGAAGTACAAGATATTACATGAGCAGCAATGGAGATATGGCTACAGGGTGGAAGACAATCAAAGGTGACAAGTATTACTTTGGAAATGATGGAATCATGCGAACAAAGTGGGCAGACATTGATGGTAAGAGATACTGGTTTGATGCAAGTACAGGGAAAATGCTTAAAGGACGCATTACATTTGGAAGCACATGGTATTATTTATCGGAAGAAGACGGACATTTGATGTATACGGATAAAGAGGGTAAATTATTTTAAAAATAGACGTCTAGAGACACAGCCCCATCTCCAAAGAGGTGGGGCGAAAATATTGTATCATCTTACAAAATTTAATAAAATATAATAAAACGGTTTACAACACGTTTACAACAAAAATGCCTGCAAACGGCGTAAATGCGTTTATGAACCTTACAGAAGTGTAAAAGTTTCAGTTATTGAATAAATCCTTGTGGTTGAGGGAAATGCGGGGAAAACGTGTCAACCACGGGGATTTTTTAGTTATATTATATTGAATTAGGTAGCATCAAATAGCATCAAATTTCAACACGGTTTACAACACATTTACAACAAATCACACTCTTATCTTTTCTATTTGGATTCGTAAATCTTCGAGTTCTCTGTGACCATAGACTTTGTTTGTAACGTCTTGAAAAGAGTGTCCAAGCATTCGTTTGCGGTCATTTTCGTTTACGTTATATTTTTCGCATAAGGTTGAAAATGTATGTCGACAGTCGTGCGGTGTGTGCTTTTCTATACCCAAATTTTCTAGCCAATCATACATTTCAAGTCGAAAATTGTGATTTGAAATTAACAATAGTTTCTTCTGTCTTTTAATCCTGCGTTCAACAAGTGGGAAAATAGCAGTATGGATTGGAACCGTACGATTTTTACCAGCAGTAGTCTTTATTCCACCATAAAAATACTTTTCCTCTAGATTTACTTCAAGACTCCTGTATTCTGTTATCCTGAATCCCGAATAGCACATAATCAGTAACATCTCTGAAACGTCATTTTCCTTTGTATCCCACAATTTTTTTAAATCAGAATCATTGAAAGGTGTTCCGTGTTCATCATCATCTTCTTGTGTAATTTCAATAAATATTGAATAGTCCTTTTCGCATAAATCATTTGCCATAGCATACTTATACATGTGACGATACAGTTTCAGTATATGCTCAACACTTGCGTGTTTTAATGGACAATTATCCAACACTTCTTGCAGATCATCTGATGTGATATCCGTAAATATTTTATCGTGCAGTGCTTCTGAATTTTTAAATCCGGCTCGTAAAGCGTATTCCATACTACTGCGTTTCACACCTTTCTCTTCAAATCCATGTCCAAATTTTCTATTGTAAAATCTAAAAAACACATCCTTATAAGTTAAAGAATCCTCTGCATTATTATCGTTTCCTCTGATCAGATTGTAATTTGCAAGCAACGTCTGGATAAATTTATCTGTGTTTTGGTTGTCATTAATTTCTGCAAGCTCTTTTTCCATTCCTTGGACATAGTTTCCTGCCTTATATGCAGTCAGGACTGCAAAGCCTGTAGTCCAGTCTGGGACGTAGCAGAGTGCTTTCTGCGGCTTCATCTGTCCATTAGGGTATTCTTCTGTCGCCGGAGGGTAAACGCCGTAGGGATTGCGCCGATTAGAGCCTAAATAGCGAATTTGTCCGTAGCCGTTTGGGAGTTTTGGATATTTCTTTCTTTTTCTTGACATGAAATCATCTCCTTTTGAATTTTGGGTATAAAAATAACAGCTAACAAACAGAATGCATGTTCTGATTGTTAAACTGTCTCGAAGATGATACAATATAACTTGCAATATGGATGTACATCTTCGGGTGTATATAAGCCGCTCCTGTTGGCGCAGGGGCGGTTCTTGACATTTAAAGCATATCTGTTATAATATACTTAACAAGACAGCCGACGAGTAGGTGCACACTACCCGTTCCGGTAAAATAGTTAATTAGCTATAAGAATAGCCGTTCCCAACTTTACCAGAGGCGAGGACGGCTATTTCTTATGGTCATTTTTGATGTAATTCAAGATAGCTACAATCAGTATTGCTACAGATATGATGATCTGGAATTCTTCGTATGTACTCATAAGCATCATCCTTTCCGCAAGACTCGGAACGGATAGAGAGCTGTCCTGTCAGCTGTCTGGGTAAATATATTATTTAGTTGTTCCCCTGCCCGCTGCGGAGCAGAGGTTAAAAATATTAACAATTTGTCTATTGAAGTAGGTATAAAAAAGTGTATAATCTTGATTAAGAAAAGGAGGTGCATAACATGCTGTTTGATATAGTCGGTGTAATTAGTATTCGTGTAGTTTTAATATGTATATGTTTTCTTTTTCTTAGGCAAATCTGTAGCTTTATGTCAATTAAAGAAGATATCGTTTTATTTAATCGCCTCTATTTAATTGATGTTATCTGTTTGGTTCTTAGTATTTTAGTTACTTTTGTTCTTTTTTCTGTGTATCCGAATCGGTAGTGTTTTGTTCTTCGATTCGGATATTTTTTTGTGTTGATTCTGGGGTACTTAATAACAAGTCTTGTTTACATGAGTTATATTCTTCTAGTAATTTTTGGTAGTCCTGCTGTAGTTCTCGATAATTTTGATTTACAGTATTATCGGTAATCTTAGTATATAAATCACCAAATGTGGTGATGAGTTCGGCAATGCCTCCAGTACTTACTTCAATACCATCTGTCAAATTAAATTTTATCGTTCCTCCGCAAACAAGCGTTGCAGCAAAACCTATAGCAAGTATTTTCTTTATGGGGCCAGATAGCTGAACAGGCCCCTTGGATTGTACGTCGATTTTACTTATTATTTCTCCAGAATTAATATGAAAATCATCCGGAAAATATTTATTTACAAACTGACATAATTTTCTATTAAAAATCATCAAATCTGTCATATTATCTAGAGCAATTTTGGATGTTTTATTAACGCGAAATGTAAAGTAGGCATATTTACCTTTTATATAATAGTCTGACAAGGTTCTGTCAATGAATAAGGCATAATTATTCAAATCAACTATTGTATTGTGGGCATAGATAAAAGTTTGCAATCTGTTGTCCAGTTCATGACGATGAAAGCAGTTAATCCAATTTACTTTTCGACGCTTTTTTAAAAATTGTATTTGATTTTCCAGATCCTCTTCAAAAAGCAAACCTTCTTTATTTTCTTCACTTGCGATATAAATGCTATCTTCTGCAATTTCGCCTATGGCAAATATCTTTGAGTTCTTGTTGGGGATTATTACAATATCACCTTTTGTAAACTCTCTTACGAATTTGTCAATTTGACTAGCAACATAACCCGATCGAATTTCTTTGGGATAATGTTCTTCTACTTGTAATTTTAAGGATTCAATATCTGAATAATCTGCAGAAACAATTTCATCCCATTCAATACCTATATAGTTGTCGAAATAGAAATCTTCAAAATATTGTCCTCCGTTTGTACGGACAAGCCAATAGTTTCTTTTTTCTGGTATTTGGGTGATTCCTAATCTGGAAAATAAATATTCTTCCATACTTTTTCCTCCTCTTCTGTATTTTATTAATACACTGCATAAACGCCATAGCGGTTATATCAATTAAAATTTTTTAGTCTCAATTCTATCAAACTTTTTTCATATCCGAAAAGACGTGATAGCTGAGATGTTGTATATTCAAGATGTTCTTCTATATCTTCATCGCTTATAAGTAAATTCATAGCAAAAAGATTCGCTTCGTTTTCATATTTGTTTTTGACAAAGTGCGTTCTTGTATCCATGAATATTGCATTGCTATTCTTATGCAGGAATACATGCCCTAGTTCATGGGCGATAACGAATAGAATTATATGCTCAGGAAGTCTATCATCAACATAGATAATATGATTTCTCTGAAAGTAGTGATAGAAGCCACGAACACCTTCCAATGGATATCGTACTAAAATCATATCCATTTTCTCAACAATTTCGAGTGGATTTCTTGTGCCGTATTTTCGGACAATTTGATTCACTCGTTTTTTAATATCCATAAGTATCAATCCTTTTTATTTTTTTTAGGTGTGTACTTTTCTTTGTTTTTCTGCTTAGCCATTTCCATTCCAATTTTCATTGCAGACAATATGGAATCAATCGCTTCTGGTGTAGCTGGGTCTCCGTCAAACATTAAACCATCTTGTTTTAGTAAGGCTTCAGTGTCGCTTAAAATAGCTTCGATTTGTTTTGTGTCTCGATTAGTTAAGTTATTAGTATTTGATTTAGATTCATTTCCGGTTAAAAGATATTCTATGGAAACACCTAAAAAATTAGCTATTTTAATCATTTTTTCAGTGTTTGGTCTGCTTTTGCCCTTTTTCCATTCGGAAAAAACAGGAGACTTTATTCCGGTTGCTCTCGTAACATCAGCAGCTTTTAATCCTTTTTCTTCTAATAATTTTGCGAATATTTCATACATTATCTCACCTCGTAAAATATCTAGGAAATTCTAAAAACAGCTTGACAATATAGAGTATCCTAGATATAATGAGGATACAAGTTAGGAAATCCTAGATTGTATTAATATGTTTTGTGGTGATTCATATTATATAGGATTTCCTAGTTAAAATCAATATAAAAACTAGGAAAGGAGGAAATTCATGTTTTCGTACAAAAAACTAGAGGAACTTTTAGTAAAAAATAACATAACTCCGTATGCTTTGGCGAAAGAAACAGGTTTATATTCTACCTTATTTTATGATTGGAAGTCTAAAAAGAGTTGCCCTAAAATGAACAAAATAAAAATCCTAGCTGATTACTTCGAAGTATCAGTAGATTATTTTCTTGAGTAGAAAGGTGAGGAGGATGTGTAGTGGAAAAAATCATAAGAAAAGTGAAAAGCAGCACCATATTTCCCATAATATGGCACTGCATGTGGGCAATTATCGGATGGGAACTAGGAAAATGGATGTTCCTGTAAATCTATAGAATGTTTTTCAGATATGGATTGCAGAGTAGTTGTGAGCTTATTGAGATCATCAATATTTTTCATACTATAAAAATCCGATTTGAGTTCTTTGTATTGAACATCAGATACATACGGAGAAACAATTTCTATATTATTTTCGATAGTTACAGATTCATTTAAAGCGTATCGTTCTGTACTGTAAAAGAACACTAACGAAGTGATAGCAATAATAAAAATTCCAGTGGTCATGTAATAGATTTTTTCAACTCACTTCTTTTAATATCAACTAACACAGGAAGATGATCCTTTAACGTACTGATAGATTCTTTTAATGAAGAGAATTCTTTAATCAAAAACTTGACCTCAGTTTCTACATCGGAAACATTTTGATATGTATTAGTTGCTTTCGTCACTTTCGTTTTCAGGTTCAGTCATGTTTATATCATCCAACTTTTTAAGTGTTTCGAAATAATTGCTTCTGGATTCTAAGAAGTAAAATACAACAATAGCCAGCACAACAGAGAAAGTTATGGTTGATGAGAATGGATTGCTATTGTACGCAGAACCTTTCGCAATTTTAATAATTATTGAATCAGTGAATGATGATAAAAATTTAGTTCCTATATTAGATATGGAATTAAATAATTTTGAAAATATGGGATCAAGAGCATAGCTGAATATATAGGATGCAAAAGCTCCAGAAGCCAAAGTAATTACAGTATTCTTAAATGAATAATTTTGATTTTGATTCATATTGACATCTCCTTCTTTTTAATAAGGAGATTATAGCACAGAAAGGAGAATAAATGAACGAATTAATCAAAGTCAATTATGACACAGAACATCCGACAGTATCGGCGAGAGACTTACACGAACAACTGAATATTGAAAAGCGTTTCAGTGCATGGTTTGAAACAAATAGTAAAGGTTTCATTGAAAATGAAGATTTTACAAGCGTACTTACAGGTACGGTTGTTAATAACGGTGCTACTAGAGAGCTTCAAGACTATAATCTTTCTATTGATATGGCGAAACATATTTGTCTTATGAGTAGAACTGAAAAAGGGAGAGAATGCAGACAATATTTCATTGACCTTGAAAAAGCATGGAACACACCAGAGCAGGTAATGGCAAGAGCCTTAAAGATGGCAGGGAATACCATTGACAGTCTTAAAGACAGATGTAAATTTCTCGGGAGACAAGTTGTAGAGCAACAGAAGCTAATCGAGGAAATGGCACCGAAAGCAAATTACGTTGACCATATTCTGGAATCGAAATCGCTGGTAGCAACAACACAGATTGCGAAAGATTATGGAATGTCCGCAATACGGTTCAATCAGATTCTAAACAGTATGAAAATCCAGTACAAGGTCAATAAACAGTGGGATGCTATATTCAAAATATCAGAATTGCGGTATGTACATAGCAAGACAATCGATATTACAAGAAGCAACGGAGATCCAGAAGCGATTGATTCCATATTGTCTGCAATGAAAATTGGAATGGAAAATGGCTAGCAGAAAAACAAAAGAAAAAGTACACACCTAAAAAAAACTAAAAAATGGAAAGTTGATCTTAA